TGTTTGTAGAGATCGGTAAGTTTGTCGCTAAGTATAACAAGCTTCCTACTCTCGATGCGTTTAAGATTGAAATCGATCAAAGTGATAGATACAATGACGATCAGTATACAGCAGCAATGGAGATGCTTCCTAATATCTTTGATACCAAATCTGATAAAGCAGATAAGTCTTGGTTAGAAGATACTACAGAGAAATGGTGTCAAGACAGAGCTATTCATAATGCTATTATGGAAAGTATTTCCATTATTGATGGTAAGCATCAGACGCTTACTAAAAACGCTCTACCAGATCTCTTACAGAAAGCTCTTGCTGTTACGTTTGATTCGTCTGTAGGTCACGACTATATCGAGAATGTGGAAGAGCGTTATGAATTCTATCACGAGCAAGAAGAACGAATACCTTTTGATCTGGAATACTTTAACCGAATCACAAAAGGTGGTATTCCTAATAAGACTCTCAATATCGCGCTTGCAGGTACTGGAGTAGGTAAGTCTCTTTTTATGTGTCATATGGCTGGTAACATTCTTAATCAAGGACGAAATGTCCTATATATTACTATGGAGATGGCTGAAGAGCGTATAGCTGAACGCATCGATGCTAATCTATTGAACATACCTATTGATCAACTTGAGAATATATCTAAGCCTATATTTAAAAGCAAGGTAGATGATATTGCTGCTAAAACTAATGGTAAGCTTATTATTAAAGAATATCCAACAGGCGCGGCTAATTCTAGTCACTTCAGAGCGCTCTTAAACGAACTTAAACTAAAACGTAACTTTGTACCAGAGATTATCTTTATTGACTATCTAAACATTTGCGCATCTGCTCGTATGAAAGCAATGGGAGGCTCTATCAATTCCTATACCTATATTAAAGCTATTGCTGAAGAGTTACGAGGACTCGCAGTTGAGTTCGACGTACCGATTGTCTCTGCAACGCAAACGACGCGTAGTGGTTTTACTAGCTCGGATCCTGGGCTTGAAGATACGTCTGAATCTTTTGGATTACCCGCTACGGCAGATTTGATGTTTGCTCTTATCTCATCAGAAGAGTTAGAAGCTCAAGGTCAGATAATGGTAAAGCAACTTAAGAATAGATATAACGATCCTGGACGATTTAAACGCTTCGTAGTAGGAGTAGACAGATCTAAGATGAGACTATTTGATGCTGACAATCCAGAAGAGGGAGTCGTAGATGATTCACCAGCATTCGATAAGTCTCAAGTAAACGAACGATTCAAAGATTTTAAAATGGAGTAAATAATGGCCCAAAAAGGTATCACTTTCAAGAAGAAGACAAGTATTGGTAAAGGTAATATCAAGATGTCCTCAATGAATAAACACAAGAAGCGATCTTATAAAAAGTCGCGAGGACAGGGTTAATGGATGCGCGTCTCATATCCTATAGCCAGCCCGTTCGTCATATCCACTCAGGAGAACCGGGCATCATGGGGCTCGAAAACATCCAAGACATCGTCGCTTATTGCGCCCGTGTCTCCAATCCATCAAACCAAGCTAACACTAAAACGACCCCCAAACTCCTCGAGTACCTCATTAAGCATAAGCACTGGAGCCCATTCGAAATGGCAAGCGCATGCATTGAAATTACAACAACTCGAGACATCGCCAGACAGCTGCTAAGACATAGATCGTTTTCGTTTCAAGAATTCTCACAACGATATGCAGATGTTCGTGACTTAGATGGAGAGTTAGTTATTCGTAAAGCTCGTCTACAAGATCCTAAGAATAGACAGAACAGTGTTATTACAGATGATACTAACTTACATATTGCTTGGGAACAACATCAACGAAATGTATGGAATGCTGCTATGAAAGCCTATGAGTGGGCTATTGATAACGGCATCGCTAAAGAGCAAGCCAGAGCTGTACTACCAGAAGGTAATACAGTTTCTAGATTGTATGTGAATGGTACAATTAGATCTTGGATTCATTATATTGAACTACGTTCTGCTAATGGAACACAAAAGGAGCATATGGACTTAGCTGTATCTGTAGCTGAGGCTATAAGTAAGATATACCCTAACATCTCAAACTTTATAGAGGAGTAATAACATGCATGGTCGTCAAAGAAAAATATCTACTCACCATTCAGAGCAAGGCAAAGGATATGCAGAAGTCTGGATGGACTTTAAAGAAGAAGTTGCCTTTATTAAGTATTTCGACGATAATGATGTTAAGTTTTTTGAAGAAGACTTCCCTAACAAGTCTATTGGATATGTTGAGGATGCTGCAGAAAACTGGGCAAATGGAATTAAAAAATTAGAAGGAACCTTTCAACTTGGCTTATTATAGCACTAAAACCTACGGTCACAATATCGGTCTGAGCGCATGCTTTCGTCAACCTCATGCTGATCATTCACACTGTAGGTTCTTACATGGATACAGCTTACAATTTAAATTTACGTTTAGCTGTAACGAACTTGACAATAAAAACTGGGTAGTAGACTTTGGTGGTCTTAAACCTCTTAAGAAATGGTTAGAGGATAACTTTGATCATAAAGTTGTACTAGATAAAAATGATCCTCATCTTATTGACTTTCATATGCTAGAAGAGAAAGGCTTATGTGAGCTTAATATCTTAGATGGTGTTGGAGTTGAGAAGTTTGCAGAGCATGCTTGGAATAAAGCTCAATGGATTGTAGATGAGATGACTGATGGACGGTGCTGGGTGGTTTCATGTGAGTGTGCAGAGCATGGAGCTAACAGCGCTATTTACGAGGCTTAGATATGGTAAAAGCTATACTTAATAAAAAGTTTATAGAAGTTCAAGCAGATAGCTCTGGTGAGCTGTTTCTCGAATTTCCAGATGATCTTTTAGATACAATGAACTGGAAGCCAGGTGATACTATTATCTGGACTGAACTTCCTAATGGTAATGGATATAGTGTAGAGAAAGCGAAAACTCATGGCGGATAAGAAATACACCTATAGTGAGATCTTTCATTCTATTCAAGGAGAAGGTCAATATACAGGTGTACCTACAGCATGGATTAGATTCTTTTTATGTAACTTACAATGCGATGGCTTTGGTCAGAAGTTTCCGACTAAACCTGAAACATATGAGTTGCCTTATGCAGACTTTGATGCTCACTCTGTTGATAGAGTAGAAGATCTACCTGTATGGGATAAAGGATGTGACTCATCATATACTTGGTCTAAGAAGTTTAAGCATCTTATGGGTCAAGCTACAGGTGCAGAGCTAGCTCAGAAGCTAGTTGATATTATGAAGACTGAACATAATCCAGAAGGTTGGTTTCGTCATCCTTTATCACTACAACATAATCATCTATGTATTACAGGCGGTGAGCCCTTGATGCGTCATGCACAGAATGCTTTTATAGATATACATAATGCATTAGTAGAAATGCCTGGCGGGCCTATGAGAGGTACTCATTTTTATTGTAATAATAATTTACCGTCTAGCATCACCTGGGAAACTAATGGTACTCAAAAACTATCTAAAGAGTTTGAAGAGGTCGTTGGTTCCCCTTTATTTAAACCAGAAGCGTTCTTCTCTGTATCTCCTAAGCTATGGACAGTAGCAGGAGAGAAAAGAGAGAAAGCTATAAAACCGGAGGTAGTAAAAGAGTATTATGATCTTTCTAAAGCAGGTCAATTAAAATTCGTTGTAGGACAGACAAAAGAAGAGTGGCAAGAACTTGACGAAGTCGTTACAATGTTTAGAGATGCTGGTGTGGATTATCCTGTTTGGATTATGCCTGTCGGTGCTCGAGAAGAAGAACAGTCCGCTACGGCTGGAGATGTAGCAAAGATGGCATTTGAAAGAGGCTATAACGTCGCTGGAAGAATGCATGTCTACTTATTTGGAAACGCAATTGGAACATAGAGGCCTCCCTCTATAACTAGGAGAATAAATGACTATTTCAGAAGAAATTAAGATGCGTCTTGAAGACGCAGGACATCGCTATTGGGCTGGAGATAATATCTCTTCCTTCTTACAGGATGGCGATAAAGAAGCAATCATTGACGAAGCAACAGAGAAGTTCGAAGGAGTCTTAGATAGTCTCCTTATTGACCGTCACCGAGATCCTAACTCTATGGATACAGGTCGCAGATTAGCAAAAATGTACATCAACGAAATCATGGCTGGGCGTTATGAGCCAGCACCTAAAGCAACTGCTTTTCCTAACTCTGGAGATAGTAGGTATGATGGTATGCTGGTTGTACGTAGTGAATTAAAATCGATGTGCTCACATCATCACCAGCCAGTCTCTGGAGTAGCATACATTGGTATTATACCAGGAGAGAAAGTAATTGGTCTTTCCAAGTATACTCGTATTGCTCAGTGGTGTGCTCGTAGAGGAACCCTACAAGAAGAACTTTGTAATGAGATTGTACGAGAGATTCAGAAAGCAACAGACTCAGATAACGTAGCAGTTTATATCCAAGCTACTCATGGTTGCTGTGAGAATCGCGGTATTGGTGCGCATAGCTCTTTGACTCAAACAACAGTGCTCAGAGGAGAGTTTCATAACTCTGATGTTAAGAAAGAGTTCTTCGATAATGTTAAACTACAACAGGAGTTTGCACCACGATGACTGAACCAGTAGACGTAAGTAAGAAACATTTTTATATCAGTCTTGTTAAAAGTGTTGTACGTATCGGTGCTGGAATTTCACTTTGCTTCGGACAGTTTATGCTGTCCGGAGCTTTGTTTATTGTAGCAGAGATTCTAGGTATTCTAGAAGAGTTGTAAAAAAGTTCCTAAAAACTGAAAAAAACAGTTGCACTTACTTCAAAAAGAGTATATAACTATTATATCAAATGAAGGAGAATAGTTATGCAATTATCATTTAACCGCGACATTGAAGAATATGTAGCTCGCTTTGACGTTATCAAAGAAGGGGAAATCGTTGCTTCTGTAGATCAGTACTTTGGAAATCGTGATACTCTTTGCGATGTAGAAGTTGTATCTGGTAAATTAACTGATGAAGAGATAGATCTTATCTTTGAAGATGGCTGTGTGGAGTATATTTAATGACATGGTATGCTAATTCAGCTGGTAGGTATGGATTATCTGGAGCAAAAGGTGATGCTGGTGAGAAGCTAGTAGAGCAATATTGTAAGAAGAATGATCTTGAATGGGAAGATTTAAATGACTATAAGAGCCAAGTCATTGATAAAGTGGATTGTATTATTGAAGGTACTTTAGTTGATGTTAAAACTAATATATTCAAAGACCGGCTTTGTGTTGAGTTGTATCTTAACAATAATAAGAAAGTAGGTCCAGGTTGGTTATTTACAACTAAAGCAGAACAAATATATGGTGTAGACCTTGAACAGAAAAAGATTTACAGCTATAATGTATCTGATATGCTATCCTATGTTGAGCAGAATAGACGTAGATCTAAGCTTACTAAGAATAACGACGAGGTTATCTGGGTACATAAAAATGAAACTTTTATTACGGAGTTGCAATGAAAATAGCACATGAAGCACCGCTTAGTATCTTTGACAAGGTACAGAAGTTAACCGATTATGATTACGCACTCGTTCATCTATTTGAGGAGAACGAAGAGTATTATAATACATTTGTAAAGGCAAAAAAAGATGGAAGAGAAGTCCTCCTCGATAACTCTATCTTCGAGCTGGGAACAGCTTTTGACGGAGATGTATACGCTGATTGGATTATTAAGCTCAAGCCAGATTGGTATATCGTTCCAGATGTACTCGATAATGCAAGCGCTACTATTGATAGCTTTGATCGTTTTATTTCTACATATGCTGGGCTTCCTGGTCAGATTATTGCTGTCGCTCAAGGGAGTACTTATGATGAGCTTGTTACTTGTTATACTCATCATGCTAACAACCCCCTCGTAGATAAGATTGCTTTATCGTTTAATCATCCGTTCTTTCAGACTATACAGCCTCCTCTAGGGAATAAATACTATCGTATGATGCGAGGTCGTCAGAAAGCAATAGCAGATATGCTACGTGATGGAGTTATAGACACTTCTAAGCCGCATCATCTACTAGGCTGTGGGTTACCTCAAGAGTTTAAAGAGTATAAAGATCATAAATGGATTGATTCTATGGATACTTCTAATCCTGTTATTCATGGTATGAAAGGTATTCACTATAATGATTATGGATTATCTAATAAAGAGTCAGTTAAACTATTTACTCTTATAGATGAGAATGTAGTTGATAAATGGCAAGATATCGAATATAATATAAAAATGTTTCGAACTTTTTGTAATGGATAAGATATGTGGTTTGCTCTTTTTAGTCAGTCTGGTACTGAAATCGTAGAGGTCGCTTCTCGTTTAGGGAAGTGGCCTGATTATATATTTACGGATAACAAGGATAAGAATTCTTGGCATAGTAGTTTGCGTAAGCATTCTGCTACTAATATTATTAAACATAAGGATATGAAGAAAGAAATAGAGAGTAATATCTCTATGTTCCAGTCGCTAAGAGGTACTACTCCTATTGTAACGCTTCATGGCTACCTTCGTATTCTTCCTGAGATTAACTGTGAAGTGTATAATGGTCATCCTGGTGATATTGTTACCTATCCTGAACTGAAAGGTAAAGACCCTCAGCAAAAAGCTTTGGATCTTAAACTACCTACTACTGGAACTATTATTCATAAAGTGACAGAAGAAGTTGACTCTGGAGAGATTATATCATATAATACTCTGAAGATACTTGAAGATGATACTGTAAGTAGTCTTAGTAATTCATTACGCAATATGTCTATAGATTTATGGACTGTGTTTCTAAAGGAGAGAATAATTGAAGAAGCTGTTTAAAGGTGAGGTAGAAGAGTCTGATGATCCGAGACCTAATCATTATAGTCAGAAAGAGGGTCATGTAGAGTGTATTAAAGTTATTAAGCAGCTATGTGAAGAGCATCAGAATGATCCGTATACGGATTATAATCGCTATCAAGCGTTTAAGTATCTCTGGCGTCTAGGTCAGAAAGATGATGTGTTGTTAGATATTAATAAAGCTATAACGTTCTTAACGTTTGCTAAGGAAGCTATTGAAGAGGAAAGAGCTAAAGATGGATGAAATTGAACAGATTGCTAGCAAGGTCTTAGGTAAGACCTCTGACGGTAAAACTATGATGCGTTATGAAACGCCTGATGAAGTAGATAAAAGTCTACTGGTAGGTATTCCTCGTCATCTTAATCGTACTCAGTATAACTTAACTGGTGAAGAGTTTAATGGTATCGATACTTGGAACTCTTATGAGTTTAGTTGCTTACTTGATAATGGCTTTCCTATCTCTGGTTGGTTGCGTTGGTCTTATGCATCTCATTCAGAGAATATTGTTGAATCGAAGTCTGCTAAACTATATCTAAACTCGTTTAATATGGCTAAGATGGGCTCTACTATTACAGTTGCAAGAGCAAATGTAGAAGAGACAGTATGGAAAGATATGCTTGAAGTTCTTAAATGTGAGGATGAGCAAGATCTCAATGTAGTATTACATATTAATGAAGATGCTGGTTATGCTAAGCCTATGGCTGGATCATGGACACAGCTAGAAGAGCATGTAGCAGTTGAACATATTGACTTTAGTCACTATAATGAAAGTCCAGATATCTTACAGGTGGTAGAAAGTGATGGTAAAGCAACTCGTTATATGTCTAACTCTCTTCGCTCTAACTGTCGCGTTACTAATCAGCCCGACTGGGGTGATATTTATATTCATGTAAAAGGAGCTAAAACTATTACTCCAGAGTCGCTAATGCAGTATATTGTCTCGATGCGTAAGGAGAATCATTTTCACGAAGAGATCTGTGAATGTGTATACAAACGTCTATGGGACCTTTTAGGCCCGTCAGAGCTTGTTGTCTCCTGTCTCTATACACGTAGAGGCGGTATTGACATTAACCCTATTAGAGCATCAAGCTTTAATCTATTGTATAAGAACTCTATTTCAGATGCTTATACTCTTACCTCAAAGACTATGAGGCAGTAGTGGTTCATGAAAGCTAACCACTTTAAACAACACACCGCTTTCATATTGGAGAACTAAATGAAAAATATCGTTGTATCATTATCAGGAGGAATGGACTCCTCTACTCTACTATTGCGTGCTATTAAAGAAGTAGGCGCAAGTAATGTAACAGCTTTGTCGTTTGATTATGGACAAAAGCACGTTTGTGAATTAGAGCGTGCTAAAGAACTAGTATACTATCTTGCAATACATGGGCATATAATCAGGTATCAGCCTGTTAAGTTAGATGGATTAGTATCATTGTTATCTTCTACGTTAGTAACCGGAGGTGCAGATGTGCCAGAAGGTCATTACGAAGAAGAGACGATGAAAGAAACTGTAGTACCTAATCGTAATAAGATCTTTGCTTCTATCGTACAAGCAGCTGCTCTTAGCGTGGTTAAAGATACAGGTGAAGAAACTGCTATCGCTCTAGGCATTCATGCTGGCGACCATGCAGTGTATCCTGATTGTCGTCAGGAGTTTCGTGATGCTGATGATCATGCATTTCGTGAAGGTAACTGGGATGCTGATAAGGTGACTTATTTCACTCCTTACCTAGAACTAGATAAGTTTGATATCTTAAAGGATGGTCAAGTACTATGTGATGACTTAGGTTTAGACTTTGATGAAGTATATAAACGTACTAATACTTCGTATAAGCCTATGCAGCATAATGGTGTTTGGTATTCTGATTATAAGAGCTCATCTTCTGTAGAACGTCTTGAAGCATTTATTAAACTAGGTCGTCCTGACCCTGTTGCATATGCTGATGAGACTGGACCTGTACCGTATGAGAAAGCTCTTACTCATGCTCAACAAATTTTAGCTTAAGGAAAAACTAATGGAACTAATTAAACGTCACTTTAACTTCGGAGACGAGAGTTTATCTCTCGTCGGTAAACTTGTAGTATTGCATCTTGTAATCATTGCATTAGCAAACTATACAGTGCAGATTGCTGGTGTTATTCCAGTACTCAATCTTAACTTTACTTGGGGCATGTTTGTGTTTCCTCTTATTGTTGTTGCTACTGACTTAACTGTACGACTAACTAATAAGTATGTTGCTCGTCAGATTATTGCTATTGCCTTTGTACCGGCGATTATTATTAGTAGTATTATTGCTACTCCTATGATTGGGTTTGCTTCCGCTCTTGCATATGCATTAGGTTTGATGCTAGATGTTTCTATCTTTCAACGTATTCGTGAGAAGCTAACAGATATGTGGTGGGTAGCTCCAGCTATCTCTACTGTGTTTGCTAACATCTTAGATACCTATGCGTTCTTCTGGGCTGCATTCGCATATGGACCAGATGAGTTCATGCGTGCTAATTGGCTAGAGATTGCATCAGTAGACGTTGTGTTTAAGATCGCAGTATCGTTTGTAGTCTTTCTCCCAGTTTATGGATTGCTCTTACAGCAACTTCGTAAGCGAATGGAAGTAGGCACCGGAGCTGCTTAATTAAAAAAATGCCAGCCTTTTGAGAAATCGGCTGGCATTACTTTGTTCTATATACTATAATAATACTTAAGGAGATAAGCTATGGCTATGAGACATATTATGGGTGAGAAGAGTACTAGCTCTCTTACTAACGTATTACCTAAAGATATTCAACCTAACGCTGTTGACTTGCGATTAGGTAAGGTATTAGAGATTCTTGGTAATGACTTTACTGTCGATGAGACGCAAAAGGTTCATAGAGGATCTAAAGAAGTAGAACTATTCGAAGACGGATACTGGTATCTGTATCCTGGTGCTTATGAAGTTATTATGGAGAATGAAATTGAAGTTGGAATGGGCGAAGCTGGGTTCGTTATCACCCGCAGTACTCTTAATCGTAATGGGGTTCACCTTACTACAGGTCTCTATGATACTGGCTATCATGGGGTTATGGCTGGGGTCATGCACGTAACGTGTGGCCGTATGAAAGTTAAACCTGGTACTCGTATTGGTCAATATCTTTGCTTTAAAGCTGAGTCTTTACATAAATATGATGGAGACTATGGTATAGGTAAAGAACATGATAAAAAGTACGAGTAATGTATACAGTTGAGATGGACTTAGATGAAATAGAGATCACTGTCTTAGATGACAGGGGTCGTTACGATGACGTTAAAGTCTTCTCGTATGATGAAGTAGTGTATATTAGACAGTTTAATGAAAAGAAAAACAAGTGGGACTTAATACAGATGACACCGGAAATGTATGCCGAGCTTATGACAGCTTGGCAATCACCTGAAGGATCATTTGTAACTAATCTAACAAGAGACTTTTAATTACCAAGTACCTTGAGATAGTCCTATCCAATAAACAATACCGCCCATTATACCCACTGCAACTAATACAATTATAATACCAAAAAACCACTGAACGATTTGTTCTTTCATCTCCTGAGCAGCATAGACAGCCTCTTGCTGCTCTTTTCTCATTTGAGCTTCTATACGCAAAATCTCTTTCCAAGCTGATGGACCATAGAAAGTACTGATATGAGATTTAAGCTCTTCTCTCATCTCATCAGCTTTCTTTTTCTGAAGCCAAACCTCCATGGCGTTGGCTTGGACTCCTCCTCCTAGCTTTTTCCACCATTTAGGTTTCTCTGCTTTTTTATGTGCATAGTCTACATCAGATATAGCCTTAGCCCAAGAACCGAGCTGCCCGCTCATATCTTGAATATCTTTTCCCATAGCGATAGCTTGCTTTATACCGTTAAACGCAGTAGTAGCCAAGCCAACAGCTGTGACTGGATCTATCATTACATTCTCCTCATTCCTGTTGCTATTTATAGAAAAAAAGTTTCGAGACTAGCCCTTTTTTAGTTGCACTTACTTCAAAAAGAGTATATGATAAGGTATGATAAGAAATAATGTAGATAAGGAGATAACTGCGATGACTCTTAACCGCACCCAGCTGCAGCTGATAAAAGAAAAGATTGAGTTTTTAAATGAAAATGGTGTTGAGATTTCACCAACATTTAGCCGCTACTTAGCAATGACATTATCTGAAAAAGCGCAGATTAAAGTGTTAAATAAGATGATTAATGAGCTAGTAGCATAAGGAGGTAGGTGTTGAAAAAGAAAACTAGAAATATTGAACCTGTTAACTTCATCGAGATTGATGCTACGATTCGTAATGTAGCTTCTATATCTAAAACTAAAAAAGCTTTGTATGCAGATATGAAGAAGAGATATAACTGGAATGATAGTCAGTGTAAAGCAGCTATTGATCCTATTTTAAAACGGGAGTATCCAAAGTTAAAATGACTAGAACTGTTCACTATGTAGGAATGAGCGATGCGCGTTATAAAGCCGCTCGCAGAGTATTCGGAGGTCCTGCTTACTATCACAAATATATGGACGCTCGTGTCTATAGTGAAGTTGGTGATAGTGATGTTGTTGTAATCGGCGATCCTAGAATGTACAAGTATGTGTGGGACGCCTCAGCTGTAGATAAGGAGTATACAGATTGAAAAATGAAACTTTTGTACTTAGTAAGCAGCAAGATGAAACTGCTGTTATTGCCATGGAAGAGATGGCTGAATTGATTCAGGTGCTATCCAAGGCTATGCGCTTTGGGTACACCCCTGGAGATACTGGAAAACGTCTAGTTCAAGAGATGGGAGACGTTAAGCTTCTTCTTAAACTTTTACAGAATACATTTGGTATTGAAGATGAAGAGCTTCATATTGCTATGGAGAATAAAAAATCTAAGCTAATGGCATGGAGTAGCCTTTATGAGTAAGTTTGGTCCTAAAGTATTTGCTGCTGATAGCATCATTACTAAAGGTAACTTCTTGATAGGAACTATATGGAATGCAGTTGCCTCAAATGGTAAAAGTTCCTATAATATTGAAATGAAAGAGAATGGCTTTACTTGTTCGTGTCCTGCGTTTCGCAAGTGTAAGCATATACGTAATATAGAGGAGAAATTTGATGAGTAATCAACGTGCTGGTAAGTTCAAGCCTGCGGCTATGCGAGATGGTGGTCTTAACGATATGAAGCTTCGTGCTTTCTTTCGTACTGCTGCTAACTTAGTCGAAGATAATTCTGACGCTCAGTTTTACTTCGAGCAGTTTATCGATCATATATCCGATGGTGGTTCTTTGAATAGTGATGATCCTGTAGTAGTAAGGAGAATATTAGGTCTATGAAATTATATTTGGATATGGATGGAGTCATCGCTGACTTCTTTGGGCACTTCGAACACGTGCATAACTTAAAGCATTGGAAAGACCATCCCGATGCTATCACAGCTATT